AATGCTACTTGGTAAAGGAAGAATAAACCATCATATGCGATTCGATTCGAGGCGTATGTCCCATAAGCATGACCTATACAGGATAACATTATTTCAATCGGCCCCCTACTCCTAACATCTCGACCCCAACCAACCCTCACCCAGAATTCAAAGGCTTCTCGAAAAGGCAGATAACGGGGCTGCCTATCAAGTGCAACATAAGGATTTAATACTGCTTGCTGCCTACAGAACGTCATCCCCTTATGAACTAAGTAACCACCTTTTTGACTACTAAGGAAGCTTATTCCGTTTCTTAACCCCCTAATTCTCACCCCAAAATGTTCCCACATAAAATGCACAAAAACAGTTCCTCCCAAGTATTTCTGCACCAAAGGATCATTAGTCATGTTGTAGACGTGATCGTCCCCATACACAATTAATGCCACGAGCCACATCATTGCATCTTCTAACTGCTCCTTATGGGAATCAGGAGCATTCATTATCTGGAAAACGCCGAATAGAAAGAACCAGAGACACATTATCCATGAGTCTCCATGAGATGTATTATAAATTCCACTCGGCATACCTCCAGTTTTAAAGCCCCATATTTTTCCGAACATATGTGTTAAGCGCACCACAATTGTTCGTATCAAGAATCTCGTTATCTGTTTCCTCATCTCATAATCTGGTCCCGTGGGTATATCGTAGACCAATCCAAAAGAAAAGTATAGATCGATGAATCTCTCCCAAACCGATTGGTCAAAGTTTTCAACGTCTCCTTCCACCAATATGTGAAGCCACTCAGTAAGAATATCAATTTTCAATTTCTTGGCTATCTCATCCATTCCTCCATTACTCCATTTCATACCTACACATATCGGTCCTCTCCGTTCAAGCATCATCCGAAGCTCACTCACCATTCTCTCCATTAAGATAAATATTGAGCTTGGGATAACAAACAATCGGCACTTATGTCTCCATGCAGCATAAGCGACAGGGTCATATTGCTTGTCTTTAGAATAGTAAACTTCATTTTTTCCCGTATTGTTGAATGCAATGAACAAATCAACAGCCTCTTCATCAGTCAACCAGTCAAGAATACTCATCACATCAGCTTCAAAAACCTCAGCTTTTTTTTTTGCGCCCACTTTTAGAGGAACAGCCCCTTGAACTACAAATTCCTCCACAATGTTAAGTCCTGCTGAAGTTCCTAAATTAGACTCTTCTAACCCTTCAAACGTTATCACTGGATTCAACGTCCCCCATTTTTCTCTTGTACCAATATGGTGATACAACAATTCAATAGCATGGTTCATTCCTTTCATCGCAACCATCGTACTACTG